GATCAGTGGATATCTTATCGTAAGATCGAGCCTCTCTCTACTGTGTTTGGTTTGATGAGTGACCAGTATCGTTTGTGGGATGAGTACTTTGAGAACGCACAAGATCCTAACATTGATGAGTGGGAAAAGTATATCAGTGCTACACATGGATCATTAGTTCAGAATATTATGGGTAAGTCTTTCATGGAGGGACTGTCTAACATTGTCAACCTTGCAACAGCAGGGGCAACGGGTAACTCAGGACAAGAACTACAAAACATTGCGGCTAACCTTGGTCGAGTTGTTGTACCTTACGGTGCGTTCCTTAACTCAGTTGCTATCTCAATGGACACAGAGAATGCACCAAGTGGTAAGGCATGGGATAGACAAGCAACATCAGTCATTGAAAAACTACAACAGCGAATTCCCGGATTTCGAGAGTCGCTTCCGTTAATGTATGGCATCTATGGTGAGGCACGTAAGCTAGATATTATTGATGTATGGGATGGTATTAAGACTGTTGATGACGTGGACAAGACAGCCTTACAAGAAGAATTAGCTACCCTTGGCGTTGCTTATGCTCCGATCGACAGAACAATTAAAACAGATATGAAGCTTACCAATAATGAACTAGGTCAGCTACGTGAGATCTCAGCGCAGATGGTGACACCTATGCTTGAAGATATGATTAGCGCACCGGGTTGGAGGACTCTACCTAACTCGCTAAAGGATAGAGTATTCAAAGACACCATGAGAGCAGGACGCTCTGCCGCAATGAAAGTATTCATCGGTAAGAACATTGGTGTTAAAGAATTTGAGAAGCGGTATATGTTTGCATTACTGAAGAACAAAGGATTGCAAGACTTAATGACTGAACCCGGAGTTTTGTAGTGTACAAAAAAAGCCCTCCGAAGAGGGCAATCCACTGGAGGGTGGTTCAGTCGTCAGCAAGTCCGTAAACATTACCAACCATAATCTTTAAAAATGGTATGTTGAATATATACCCATCAAAGAAATAAATTGTAGTGTCCTCTTCTGATTCTCCACGTTGTCGTCCATATACAGGCTGTGCTTCTACAGACTCAACAGATAATCCAAAGACGTGCCACCAACTAAATTGTACTACCATCCCCAATCATCTCCTTTTAGTCCATGTGCATTGTAATCAGTCACTCGCTTTTCAAAGAAGTTACTCATAGAGCTACCTCCAAGAATCTCCTCCATCCACGGTAGAGGGTTCTCCTTAACCTTCCAGTTTGTCTTGAGACCAAGTTGCAATAGTCGTCTGTCTGCGAGATAACGAATGTACTGCTTGACATCTGCCGCCGTGAGACCTTCCAAGTCACCCATCTCATACGCAAGATCAATAACCTTGTCTTCAAGTTTGACTGCAGTACGGAACATCTCGTAAATACTTTTCTTGAAATCGTCATTAACGATGCGTGGATGTTCATTACAATACTCCCTGAATAACTTAGCCATCCCCTCTGCGTGTTGTGACTCATCCCGTACTGACCACTCAACAACAGTACACATACCCGGCATCTTACCGTAGCGTTGGTAGTTCAGTAGCATCGCAAATGCTGAGAACAAACTCATACCTTCATTCAATACTGATCGTGCAATTGCAAGTGCTGTACCATGTACACTATTTACGTCAATATCGGACATGAACTCCAGTTTTGCAGACATTTGCTGATACTCTAAGAACGATGTGAACTCCTCTTCAGGTAGTCCGAGAGTGTCATTGAGTAAGGCGTATGCTCGTTGATGGATGAACTCACGAGAAGCAAAGGCTGTGAGCATGGCTCTAATCTCATTGTTCTTGAACTTGGGAATATAATACTCAAGATAGTTTGTTCCAACCGCCACGTCTGTCTGCGTAAATAACCGCAAGATCTGGGTGATATGGTTCTTCTCGCTCTCCGATAATGCGCCTGACTTCCAGTGTGATACATCTGTTTGTAACTCTAGCTCATCTTCAATCCAATGGATACGCTCATGCTCCGTGGCATACGTAACAGCCCAAGGGTAGTTGAATGGTTTATAACTTTTGCTCTGTTCCTGCAAGCTCATATATTTGTCTCTCCAGTGTGTCCAGTCTGTTGGACAGTTCTATGATTGTGTCGTATGCGTCATTTAATAATTGTTTATTGAAAGGGTCTACGTCTTTGACCAGTTCAATTCTTTCCAGTATCTTAGTTACCCCTGACATGATACACATACCTCATCTTCAAAGTCCTTCAGGGCATTACGATCTACTTTAGTCCCAACCTTCTCCGCTGTAACACCTGCAGTCGTGCGTAAATAATATAGTCCTTTAAGCCCTTCCTTCCACGCCTTGAGGTGTACTTGATTGACAATAGCCTTGTCAGTACCCGATGGGAAGAACACGTTAACACTCTGCCCCTGACATATAAACTCTTGTCTTTTGGCTGAGTGTTCGACAACCCACCCCTGATCGAGTTCAAATGCTGTCTTAAATGTAGCCTTCTCGTCGTCGGATAGGAACTCCAAGTGCTGTACAGAGCCTTCATTCTCAAGAATACTTTGCCATACCTTCTTAGTGTTCTTTCCTTTCTCATCTAGTAGGTCCTCCAAGTATGGATTACGAACCGTGTGAGATCCTGCTCTCGTCCGATGAACAAAGCAATTAGATATGCGAGGCTCAATAGAGGCAGAGCAACCGCATAGGATGCTACTGTTAGCGTTAGGAGCGACAGCCAGAAGATGCATGTTACGCACACCTGTACCCCTACCATCAGGGCATTCACCACGCTCCATAGCCAACTGGTACGTACTGTATTGAGCCTGTTGTTTGATCTCTTGAAACATCTGATAGTTTTCACTAGCGGCCTGCCAAGATTCCCAAGCTATCCCTTTGCCTTGGAGGTAGCCGTGGAAGCCCATTGCTCCGAGGCCAACTGAGCGTTCTCTGTAAGCTGAGTAAACAGCTTTTGATAATTGTTCTGGTGCGTTGTCAACAAAGAATTGAAGCACGTTGTCCAAGAATCGGATAAGGTCTCCAACCATGCCGCTTGATTTCCAGTCGTCGTATCTTTCGAGGTTGACTGATGAGAGGCAACAGACTGCTGTGCGCTCTTCATTTGTTGCGAGATGGATTTCATTGCAGAGGTTACTACCCATAATTGTGAGTCCAAGCCGTCTCTGAGCTTCTGGTAAACTTCGTCTGGCTGTGTCGATAAAGTTAAGGTAAGGACTGCCAGTTCTGAAGCGAGCTTCAAGTATTCGTTGCCAAAGTTTGCGAGCCTTGACTGTATCTCTGACAATTCCTGTACTTGGGTCTGTAAGGTTCCATTCTGTATCATTGATTACCGCCTCCATAAAAGCGTCAGTGATGTTCACTGCATTAAAAAGATTAAAACATTTGCGATTGATGTCACCACCAGTCGCTACCTTGAAGGAGATAAACTCCTCAATATCAGGATGGCTTACGTCTAGGTACGCCGCGTAGCTTCCCTTCCGTGTCTTCCCCTGTTTGTACGCTGTCATCTGAGCGTCCACTACTTTCATGAATGGGATCGGTCCCGGAGCTTTGTCGCTCACTCCTCTCACGTCTGACCAATGCCCACCCACACCTCCGCCCTTTACGGAAAGCCATGCTACTTCACCATTATGTTCAATAAGAGAATCAAGATTGTCCCCCACGTAAGTAAGGAAACAGCTAATAGGCAACCCACTAACCTTTCCATTCGGTTCTGGGGCATTACTAAGGACAGGAGACGCAAACATGAACCAACCCTTTGAGGCATAGTCATAAATACGTTGTGCCAAATCCAGATCCCCGTAGCAGTAGGCCACTGCCGCACGTGCGAAAGCCTGCTGAGGAGACTCTTCATGTTCAAGCATATAGTAGTCACGCATGAGCGTACTTGCTTGATCACTAAGGCGATTGTCTCTTTCATAATCAATCGTTATCCCAAGGTGTTGAGTCATCGAAATCATTCTCCAGTGTATCTTGTTTTTCTTCAATGCGATCAGCGAACCGATCTACCAAGTCTTCTGAGGTAATCTCTAACGTCTCCATCAGAGTTACCTCATCCAACTGCTTGAGCTTATCCTTAATTTCTTCAAGCGTAAACATCTATTTTACCATACTTCAATCAGTTTGTCAAGATAATGTTTGCACTTTTGCAAATCTAATACACCACCTTTGTCTTGAAAACGAGCAATGTATTTGATCACATTACCAATTAAGAATCCCTTGAATTGATCCTCAGTCATCCATGACTGCATTGCGTCCCAAGGCTGTATATCTTTGTCGGTGTAGTGTGTACCTCCAAGTTGATACTCACGCGCCATATCATGTAAGTCAGGCATATCGCTCCCTTAAATAATTAATAGACACTGGCATCTCATCGAACGTCCCTTCAATCACTTCGTGCAACATCCAAATACCAGACCATGATCCGTTAGTCTGTGGATTCAAGTAGTCCTCATCATGTTGATAGTAGATACCTGCAAACAATCCCGTAATGCGCTTACCATCAGCGCGTCTAGCGTAAGAGATACTACGATCCTGTACGTGGCCCATGACACAAGACATGTGTTGCTTGTTGATCAATGCGTTAGAAGAACTTACTGGTCTTCCCATAACACCACTAACAAAATAATGGCTGTAACAGACACCATCAATAACCACAGGCTGTAAGAAATCATAGACCTCCCATCCCATCTCTGTTAAGTACAGATCATCAAACGACATGAGACCTTCTAGCTTAGGATCTGCATTGATAGCACGAGCAATACGATACTCATGGTTACCCAATGTAAATACTAAACGAGGGTTCCACTGCTTGTCCTTGTTGCGCTTGAGTCTCTCCTGTTCCTTACGAATAGGATCAAGGAACTCTTGCATTGCCTCAACACCTGAGTTGATGTCATTGATGTAGCGTCTACCTTCAAAAGACTTCTTACCTACATCATAGGTAGAGAGACTAGGTAGATCAAAGTGATCACCAATATGCACAATTACATCAGGCTTCTTCTCAACGGCATATTCTCCTGCCCAACGCAGATGATCTGTCGGGTGTCCCGGCTTCACTTGCGTGTCAGGTATGACCATGTGTTTCATTTCTGATTCCTCAGTAATTCAAAGAAGTACTCTGCGTCAACGACTGCGAGTGGTCTTCTTCTGTTTTCTTTAACGATGACAAGCGGCTGTGCATCGCCTCGATTGTTGCACTGGTCAACATAACGATAGACTCCAACTCTCGCAAGCGACTTGCATTCGACATCGAACGGGAAAGACTTGCTAGCCAAAGGGCTGAGTTGAAGATCACTGCCGCTAACACCCATACTTGTGCTTCTGACATCATTCTCCTCCAAATGTGGATACGTCTCCAGTACTCGATCACGGGTCCACTGCTGTAGCTTACGTCCTTTAGATTTAGCTGACTGCGTTTTCACTTGGCGGACTCCATATCTCATCTGGATTTCTTTGTAGGTACAAAAGGATTCCATTCTCTATTGCACGTTCTTCACTGCCTAACTCTTCAACACAAACATCAAACATCTCTTGCGCTGTCTTATCCTCTAACAACTTACGTGCTTTGACTGGGCCAATACCCCTGACACCAATGATGTTATCAATCCGGTCACCAACAAGGAACTGCATATAAAAGTTAAGCAGTCCCTCATCGGCTGTAACGTAGTACTTCTCCTTCTTTACAAAGTTGTAGTGCCATCCCTGCACTTGATCGAAATCCTTGTCAAGAGACACGATGATGCTTTCATCTCCATATGTTGTTGCGTCAATTGCAATAGCATCATCAGCCTCAATCCCTTCATACACTTTACCATTCCATGATAGTTCAAGATACTCACGCAACAGTCCATGATGCGTAGGTTTCTCACCCTTACGGTTACCTTTGTAAGGTGCTGTGATGGCGTAGTCATGTCGATAGTTGGATGAGCCAGTTAGATAAGTCTTCCACTCCCCAACATCAAGATCAAACATAACTAAATCTTCAAGGAACGAGGCCATCGTCCTGATAGCCACATCCTGAGACTCCTCTTGTGTTGCAAATCCTATGCGGTAACAGAGGATATCACCATCAATCAGTGCGATCACAGGACTTCTACATCCTCA